CAACGCTCCCCCTATCAACGCACCGGCCGTGATCAAAGCCGAAAACTTTGGCGACCCCGACCCGAACCGCGCGTTCATGCACTACCTGCGCACCGGCGAAAAGGTCAAAGGCTTGAAAGCCGCGATGGGTGAGAACACCGCCGGAGTTGGCGGTTACCTCGTTCCAGAAGATTCCTTTGCCGGAATCATCGAAAAACGGAATGAACTTTCCATCCCGCGCCGAGCTGGCGCTACCATCCTGCAAACCTCACGTGACGTTTTGAACATCCCGGTAGAGGCGACCAGCCAGACTTACTTCGCGCAATCCGCTCATGATATGGCGGCCGTTGACGAAGACGAACCGACCATCGGAAACGCAGCCGCGACTATCTACCCGTTCACAAAACTGGTAAAGGTTGGCGAAGACCTGCTGGAAGACAGCGAAGCGAACCTCAACCAGTTCCTGGCGAACTCCTTTGGCCGCTGGATGGCCATGACAGAGAATCGCAACGCGCTCATCGGTACAGGCACAACCGCGCCGCAGGGCGTGACCGTTGGTGGAACCGCCGCGCTGACCTTTGACGATACCAACAGCATTGCTGCAGCCGAAATCCCCGAACTGTACCACAAGTTAGCCGGCCAGTACCGCGACCGCGCCGTGTGGACAATGAACGACGACACCCTCGGCATGTTACGCGGGCTGGCATCCTCAAACGTGTTTACCTTTGGTGCGCACGAGATCAACGAGGAATCGGTCATGGGTAAGAGGGCGTTTACCTCGACCTACATGCCGAAGTACACCACCACCAAATACAAAGCAATCGTATTCGGTGACTGGAGCATGTACGCGCTTGTGGAACGCAAGGGCTTGACCATCCGGCGCTTGAATGAGTTGTACGCTGGTAACCGCCAGGTTGGCTTGCTGGCTGTGTTCCGGCATGGTGGAGTCGTGTTGCAGTCCGAAGCATTCGCAATCGGCTCAATGGCCTAACCGTTAGGCAGATATGGGGAGGGGCAACCCTCCCCGAAAGGAATAATGACATGGAAGAATTATTTGCCTACGTAAAACCAGCAATGGCGGTAGTACCGGTGAGCAAGTCAGGCGCCGCGATTGCCGCAACTGCTGTTGACGGTACGGGGTACGGACGCGCCGCGTTCCTGTTCCTTGTTGGAACAATCGCAACGGGCGGGGGCGTTAGTTGCTCCGTGACAGAAAGCGCAACATCAGGCGGGACTTACGCGCAGAAAGCGACCACCGCAGCCTTGACCGATTTTGGCACAACCGGCGCGTCAAAGGTTTACATCCTCGACGTACCTATCAACTCCTCAAAACCACACATGAAACTCTACGGGACTTGTGGCACGGCGGCAGTTTTGCATGGCGCGGTTGCGCTGCTGTACGGGAGGAACGGCGTAGCAGCCGACCCGAACCTCGCGACTTTTGCCGCGCAGTACGTCAGAACCTAATCGAATCAAAGCCCCGGTGGGTGACTGCCGGGGCAAAGGATAAACATGAAGATACGAATTTTGCAGAACTTCAACGGACTGGTGGACGGCAAGTCAATCCGATTCAAGGAAGGTCAAGAGGTTGAACTGACAGACCCTGACGCGCTGGATAACTTCCTACGCGGTGGATATGCCGAACTCTTGAAACCAGCCGTCAAGGTCGTGGAAAAGCCAGTGCACGCGAAGGGTATCAAGGTGAAATAAATGACCATATCAAACGGCTATACAACGCTCGTAACAGTCAAGACCGCGCTCGGCATACCGCTTGACGAAAGAGATGACGACTTCTATCTGGAATCGACCATTGAGAGCGTCAGCCGGTTGATCGACAACCACACCGGGCGCAGGTTCTACGCGGAGACTGATACCAGATACTACGCTCCGATTTCCATTGACGCGATTTACACCGATGACATAATCAGCGTGGCCAGCCTCAAGACCGACGATGACAACGACGGCACGTTTGAAACGACATGGAGCGCATCTGATTACCACCTCATGCCGTTCAACGCGGGGGAGAATGGACGCCCCTACACGTGGATCGAAGCAAGCGGGTATGGCAGTCACAGCTTCCCTCTTGGCGTGAAACGCGCGGTGCAGATCGTCGGCTCGTTTGGATTCAGCGCGGTCACCCCGAAGCCGGTGAGTGAGGCGTGCAAGATTCAAAGCATCCGGCTGTTCAAGAGGAAAGACGCGCCGTTTGGCGTGGTCGCTGGTGGGGATATGCAACAGGGCATGACAATCCCCGACCTTGACCCGGACGTTAAGATGCTACTTTCTCCATACGTGAGGCGGGTGTAATGGCGATACAAGACGCAATCGCGAGAATGCAGACAGTCATTGAGGGCATCACCGGAATCAAGGGCGCTGACCAGTACCTGCCGGAAGCCCTGCCGACGGTAGAGAATTGGGTCGTGATGTACCCTGGCGAATCCGAGTTCATCTCTGGACTTCCATCCGGCTACATGACCGCACTGTATAACGTGGTCATCGAAATCCATACGCCTAGAAACACCCTCCCGCAAGCGCATAAAAGGATCGTGGCGCTCTACGATGACATTCCAATAAAACTGTTTGATGACCTGCTCGACACGAAACTCAATAACACGGTATCGACGTTTGGCAACATTACGAGCACCGGGCTTATCGCTATGAACTATGCAGGGATTGACACGGTTGGATTCAGGTACACCGTGAGAGATATAAAAATTCAGACGGTAATCACCTAAGGAGAAGATGGTCGAGAAAAAGAACGTATTAGAGCAGTACCCGATTATGAGTTGGGCGTTCCCCCGAATACTGGTTGCGTTCCTCCTGGAGCGCACGATCAGTTACGCCGACCTCGTATTCCCGGCGTGTATGCAGATCGCGGCGCAAGGGCCGGTGGTATTGAACATGCCCTACCAGCGCACGGATTTAGCACGCAACCGGGCAAGCATGGAGTTGCTGAAATCAGACTTTACGCATCTCCTCATGCTCGACATTGACCATGTTCACCCGCACGACATTATTCAACGGCTGGCGCGGTGGGTATTGAAAGACCCGAAGAAGTATCAAGTCGTGGGCGGATTAAATTTCAGGCGGTCAGAACCTTATGACCCGTGCGCGTACAAGATCGGTGACGATGGATCGATGTACACAATCGCATGGGAAAAAGACGACGAGATATTAGAGGTTGACCGGTTAGGCACGGGATCCATTTTGATAGCGCGTGAAGTGTTAGAGACAATCCCGCCGCCCTGGTTCGTCAATGATTACTCGCAAGCGTGGCGTGACGCGTGGCCTGGTGAAGACATTGGGTTCAACAAACTGTGTGTACAGCACGGAATCAAGATGTGGGTGGATGTTACCGTGACAAGTCCTCATATCACCCCCGCCATTATTGACGGCGCGACGTGGCAAAAGTGGTCGGCTGACAATCAAGACCTCATGGAGGCGCGGGATGCTTAGCGTGATTATCGTTGGCATTGACGACTGGGAACGCTACACGCGCCCGTTGATAGCGGATATTTGGACTCACGAGCCGGATGCAAACATCGTTGTTGTGGATAACGCAAGTGCTACTCCCTACCCGAAAGGTGAGCATATCCACAGGACTGACAAGAGACTTGGTTATGCAGAAGCGTTGAATTGGGGTATTGACCGGGCAGGGGATTCAGATTGGTACGTTGTAATGAACAACGATGTGAGGGTGCATAAAGCCTTTACAAAAAGGGTTGAATCGCTTGCCACGTCCACGCTCTATGGATTCAAAAAATGGACAGGCCACGAACTGCTGAAATCGAAACCTGATTATCTTTCCAGTTGGTGCATGTTAATCAGCCGTGAGGTGTGGCATAAAATAGGCAAGTTTGACGAAGCGTTTACCCCGATGTATTTCGAGGACATTGATTACTGCATAAGAGCCGCTAAAGAGGGAATACCCCTGATAGAGTTTGATCGTGACGAGTGGGGAATTGAGCATCTTTACATGGACAAAGAGCAGGCGCGGGCTGACTTCAAAGAGAAAAAAACGGAACTGCTTAATAGTTTGATGAACTACCTCAAGGAGAAACATGGCATCGAATAGAGTCGGAATCATCCCGGCGGCTGGCGCAGCAAAACGATTCGGCGGCGTGTTCAAGGAACTTCTACCCGTTGGCGAGTCGATGACGCTGCTCTCACGCGCGGTTGACACGCTCGAAATGATACCGGTTGACACAACAATCATTGTCACGAACCCGCAGAAGATCGCGGCGCACTCCGTAGCCTTGCAGGGAAGGAACGTCGAGTTTGTAACGCAGGTGGACAAGCCTGATATTTGGGGCGCGATAGCATCGACATTGAACATTGACGCGGATTGGTATTACTTCATCATGCCGGACACAATGCAGGAGCAGGGAAGATTCCCTGAATTACCAGACCACCGGTTTATGCTCGGGTTGTTTGAGACATTTGACCCGCAGAATTACGGCGTGTTATTGAACGGCGAAATCGTTGACAAGAGCGCATCACTAGCACCTCCACAAACCGCGTGGGGAACGCTGGTATGGTCAAGGGAATGCGTCGAGTTATGGAAGAAATACTTGCCTGAAATTAGGGATTACACGCAAGCGTTCAATATGGCAATGGAGCAACTCGGATGGGGGACGTACTCACTCGCCTGGTACTTCGATTGCGGTTCATTCCAGAGATACAAGAGGGCATTAGCGCATGTCTGATATTACAGCGAACACGCAAGCGCCAGGATCGTGGCGATATTACAGGGATTTACACGAAGGCGAAACCTGTTTGATTATCGGAAACGGACCGTCATTGAGAGATGTACCGCTTGACTTCCTGAAAAAGTACCCGACATTTGGGACAAATAGAATCTACCTGATGGACGGCTTCACCCCGACGTATTACTGCTCCGTGAACCCGCTGGTAATCAGCCAGTTTGCAGAGGACATTGCAAAGATAGACGCGCCGAAGTTTTTACCAGCCTCGTATTGTTTCGATGATACCTGCTTACCGTTGAACTCATCCGGCGTGGTGGTGTTCTCGCAGGACGCGAGTCAATGGATCCACGAGGGGCACACCGTAACATTTGTTTGTATGCAGATCGCGTATTACATGGGCTTCAAGAATGTGTTACTCGTTGGCGTTGACCACTCATTCCAGTATCACGGCGCTCCGAATCAAGAGATGGTACTGGACGGCAACGACCCGAACCACTTCCACCCTGATTATTTCAAGGGGAAGCATTGGAATAACCCCGACCTGGTACGGAGCGAACACGCCTACAAACTGGCAAGGGCGATGTATGAAGTTCACGGGCGCAGGATTATCAACCTCACACCGGGAACGAAAGAACAGGTATTCGAAAAAGGGAATATCAATGACTGGTAGAGTGACGGCAATCATCAGCGCATATTTCGCAGAGGATTACATTCAAGGCAGGCTGGAAAACCTTGTCAGTCAGACCGAGAAGGTGGACATTATCGCCGTCGCGCAAAAGGGATCCATTGAGGCCGGGATATGTGCGCGTTTCCCACAGGTTGAGATTATCCAGACTAACGACATTCCGGGCGTGTATGAGGCATGGAACATCGGCATCAAGGCAAGTAACACCCCGTATGTCACGAACGCGAATTGTGATGACCGCCTCGCGCCTCACGCGCTAAAGAAAATGGCTGACATTTTGGACAAGGAAACGACTTACGGCGTGGTTTACCCGGACGTTTCCATCGTTGAGGAAATCGGCGGCAATCCGATCGGTGAGTACCGCTGGAAAGAGGGCGGGCTGGATAAGTTGATCAAGGCGTGCTTCTTGGGGCCAATGCCGATGTGGAGGGTGAGGTTGCATAAGCAGTTCGGTTACTTCGATGAAACCTACAAGAGCGCTGGCGATTATGAATTTTGGATGCGACTGGCAAGCAAGGGCGTGAAGTTTTACCACGTGAGAGAGCCGCTGGGGAGTTACCTGAAACGACAAAACTCAGTAGAACACCGCGAGCCGTTGAGATCGTTGTGGGAGGCGAATCACGCCAGGATGAAATACAGGGAGGTTGCAAATGTATAAGTATATCGGTGACGGTTGGATTCACGGCGTACCGGCGCGTGACCTGACCGATGAAGAAGCGAAGTTTTACGGCATCAAGCAACTCCTGGAATCAGGGTTGTACATCAAAGAAAAAGACAAAAAGATCGACATTCAAAGCGAGGTGAATGATGGGAATTAAGGCGTTAAGAAAAGTGTTGTTAGGGCTGGAAACGACTGCCGGAACGGCGGTGGCTGCCGATACCATCTGGCATGGTACAGGCAGTATTGAGGATCAGCGGGAAGTCATCTTCCCCGACGAGGACATCGGCTACATTTCAGGCAAGGACAGGAACTACATCCCGAAAGTTGAGGCGGGCGTCGTGTTCGATGCCACCCCTGCTACATTCGAGGGATTACCGGTCATTTTGAGCGCTGGTGTAAAGAACGTCGTGACCGGAGTTACCGACACCGGCGGGAGCGGCAAGGTCTATACCTACACATTCCCAACCACCACGGCGAACTCCATCAAGACGTGGACGATCGAAGCGGGTGACGACCAGCAGGCTGAAGAAGTCGAATACGCCTTTGTAGAGTCGTTTGAACTTTCCGGAAACGGCGGTGAAGCGCTGCAAATGTCAGCCAACTGGAAGGGGCGGCAGGTAAGTAAATGCACCTTCACCACCCCCGTGACAACCCCGGCGACCGTTGAAGAAATCCTGTTCGGCAAGGGCAAGCTGTACATCGACGAGGTTGGCGGGACGATCGGCAGCACCGAGAAATCGAACACCCTTCTCGGTATGTCGTTGTCAGTTAACACCGGATGGATCGCAAAATACGCGGCTGATGGACAATTGTACTTCTCTTGGGCGCAATCCACGAAGCCGGAAGTGCTGCTGAACGTCACGTTTGAGCATAACGCCACAGCCGTAGCGGAGAAGGACGCATGGAAAGCCCAGACCGCGCGTCAGTTGCGCTTGAAGTTCGAGGGGAACGCGCTCACCACAGCCGGCACGTTCACCTACAAGACGCTGATCATCGACCTTGCCGGTAAGTGGGAATCGTTTGACACACTTGGTGACCAGAACGGTAATGACATCGTGACGGGAACATTCCGGGCGGGTTACGATGCGACGGCCGCGAAGTTTGCAGAGATCAAGGTGGTTAATGAAACTGCCAGTTATTGATTTT